TGCGTACATCAACGCCACCCCCCTCCATCAGATCTAACCTTTAGGTGATGCTCAGGTGTGACACCTTACAAAACCAACGAGATTCGCTCAAGCAGTGGGCCTAAACCGGCGGACTGCGAACTAACTAATGGCGCTCCTAATTCTCAATTTTCAATTTTCTACAAAAGACTACAACAAGACTAAGATTACTGATAGATCAAATCATCTTCCAACAAACCATTGTACCAATCGATGAGGTACTCGCGTGAATACACTGTTCCGCCTAAGCGTCTAATCCAAGCACAAACTCGGGAAAAATACTCAGGCTCGAAAGTATACAAACGCATGTAGCTCTCCAACTGTTCCAACTTATACTCCGAAGACTCGTACAAACAGCCAATATGTTTCTTATTGTACGCCGGCACTGAGTGTTGGTGATCAAAAAAGTGACCCGCGAAGTCCAGTAACCCACCATCACGCAAATCCGACACATGATAATCCCGTGCAATACACCCTGCAGCATTCAGCTCCCTAATATAGGTCTCCAAATCCTCCATGGCCTTCTGCAAAGTATCATCACCTATTGTGTCGGGCTCGTTTCCAGTGAAGCCCCCAAACATCCGCAGCTCAGCTAATAAATGCAAAGCAACCTGAGCCATACCATTCCAGACAATTGTTCCAAGACAACCGGATTTCATCAGCCCTGCCAAAGATTGACAAAACCTCAACCAGCCGCCTATATTGAAATTGGGTTGACAGAAAAGAGCCATCATTCTATGCTCTATTTGGCGCTTCCGGGTCTCAGAGAAACCACAGATTCTAACCATCAAGACCATGAGAACATAAGCCACCCAAGCCATCATTGTCCAATCCCAAGAACTCTTGTCCGCAAACAAGGTCTTAAACTTACGGTACTTCTTCGCTAACCACTTATAACCACCCAGATACGGTGTCCAACCAGCCTTATTTGGCGTCGTGCTAAAACCCTCGAAGCTATAACAATTCTTGAAAAACTCACCAAAAAGAATCCTATCGACTATCGCATCCGTGACTGAAACACTTGAAATCAATCGGAACGCACCGTCTTCTACTTTCTTCTGCTTATGGAGTTCATCCTTCACAAAAACGTTGATATCATCAGCACAAGGCCTTGTTTCAAGGTCTTTCAACCTCTCTTCCACAGCCTCGTACAACTCCATCACGTTCGGCATGTAAAGTTCCTCCCCATCACCGAAGAGCATTTCACGATTCGTTTTGTACCAATTCTTCCAAGGCCAGCCTGGCGACGAATTCAAATCAACTTCTCGCAACGCATCGAAGAAGGTGTCAGGTGTTAACTGCCTCTCCTCCGATGGTCTGAGACGTCCATACAAGTCCTCCAATCTGCCAATGATCTTATGCAGCTCTTTGAGACTAGGCTCATGCAAATTTGCACGAACTTGTTCCCTCCTACCAGCATGAAATCTTAGCGACTGGAGTATACTCACATCGTCTTTGCTAGGCCAACTAAATTCTTCCTTAAACCTATCAAAATCCTTATTTACTAGAAAATCATTATCGAAAAACTCCTCAAAATTCGGGTCGGGTTTCCAAGGTCTTACTCTAGAATTCTTAACCCTATGTCGTGGAATCTCCGTCATTACCTGAGACGAAAAAGGACAGTCATGTTCTTGCCAGGGCAGTCTCATTCCGAAGGTCTTGAACTCATCGAAAGTGATCCGGCCTCGCGAAGTTTCATCTGGGACAATTGTTCCATCAGAACCCGCAATACCTCCTCGTTGCCTTTCAAAGAGTCCAAAACACCTGCAGCTACCTCTTGTGGAGGTTTTTGCGGCTTGTTCTTCTTCTTCTTCTGCCTTTGCTTCCTCTTCCTCTCCTTCTCCTCCTCTGGCGTTGCCTTCTTCAGCTCCGTTTGCCGTTGATTGGCATGCTTCAGCCTCTGATTCAGATCCGACAACTCCTCCTGCAGTGTTAAGAAGTTCGCCACTAGGGCTTTCTTCTCCGCACCTGCAGGTAGCTGAGCCATCTTCTGAGTCAGAACTTCCACAGATTGCGCACACGCCGAGCGAGACTGTGTCAAACGCCTCACTGCCGTGGCCGCTTCCGCTCTCTCCTGCTCTATCACGTCCTTCTGGGACTGAATTAGGGCAGCTGAAAGCGTAATATCGTCCTCGGTAAGTGTATTGTCCTCCACTAAAGGGACCCGGGGATGGGGCTCCTGAAGAGCCCCTTCCTCGTTTCCCGACTCGCTCTGTTGCGCGTCATCATAAACCGGAACTTGAACGAACTTAACACGCGGTGGTAACCGATTCACCAACAGATCACGCCCCGCCTCACTCTCGGTATCACTATCGCTAGCGCAAGTCGAGCTCTCATTCAAGCGCTCTTTCTCAACGTTAGCCACGGCTTTAACCAAAGTGGCGACGTTTCGCGCACGATTTTTTGCAGCGACGACCGCTGGATCCGAAGAAAGCTCATAGCTTCTCTCACGCATCTGCTTAAGCAGCGGCATCTCTGCCTCCGCCCTCAGCCTACGCTGAAATGGAGCTGTATGTTCACCACCAGGCGGCCGCAAACCTGAACTAGTCGAAGGCTGGTCGAGAAGACCCTCTGGGTACCTCTCAACGTCCTCAAACTTGTTCTGGCGCTTCCCTTTGTGGCCACGAACTCTCTTCATCTCCTTCAATCCCGCCTTAAAAGCATCATGCACGACATACCTGTCGACCTCATCTCTTTCCTCAAACTGCATGTCTCGTTCAACAGAGAAATCTTCAAACGTCTGCCTCTTAATCCTGACGTATCTGCCTACTCCCGTATCATAGATGAGCATGTTAGAATCATCCAACTCCTCAGCAAAAATCCTGCCTTGGTTCCGCCGTGCCAAATTGAAGAGCCACTTCGAAGTATCAGAATCCACTGACTCAGGTTGACGCAGCCTCTCCGCCAGTGAGTCACAGAAACACTTAATAGCTCCAAAGGGCACGCCAAAATTGACCTGTCCCGAAGAACCACTCATGTGCATTCCATAAACCAACTTGCCAACCATATAGGGGGCACCGGAAAAGCCTCGTTTAGTTGAACCAAAGAAACTGAGCTCCGTTATGTCCTTCTCATCAAACATAACCTTACCAACGGAAAATTGCTTCGCTGCTGGAGAAATGCAAGTTGCTTGCACGGACCGAAAAACCCGCTCAGCCACCCTCGCACTGCTCATACCCAATGAAGCGATTTGCACTTGCGTGCACAGTAAAACAAACACATCAGGGTTAAAAGACGGCACGTGATACAACGGATTGCCGTCATCGTCATACAACGACAGCGAAACGAAACCCACTTGCTTACCCCTCTGCTTTGGCAACATGATCTTCTCATAAACAGAACGGATGTGTCCGGGAAAAACCAAACAATTCGCATACCTAGTCGCAGTTCCGACAACGGTTTTTACACCATTCACGTCAACTATGACCGGGGACGAACAATCAGGCAAATCCTTATCATTCGCATCCATAACCTCAGATCCTGTTATCGTCGATTCTGGAAAACGTTTGAAAACAGCTTCAGCTCCGCCATTTAGCACCTTAAGACAGCCCTGCTCGGCGACTTTCATCGCCGCAATCTGAGCCCTCTGAGCTATCAATTCCTCCGCCAACCGAGCCTCACGTCTCACTCGACGCAATAACTCTATCAGCAAAGAAACCAACACGCACACAGCCAAAATAGCGAGCATCTCTGAATTCATCTCAAACCAGAAACACGAGGCAATCGAAATAAAGCACAATAGTTAAATAACAAAA